TTAAAGGATAATCAATTTTACCTCATTCAGTTTTAAGCGTGAGACAATTGTCTCACGCTTAAAGTCTTTAGAGAAATTCCTTTAAGTGTGAATATCTTTTCTTTAAGTCAAAATCGGAGATCAGTTAATAGAATCATTAAATGATAAATATTTGTAACTTCAAAAATGGCTAGAAAAAATTGTTCCAAATATTTGTAACTTCAAAAATGGCTAGAAATAAATGTTCCAAATATTCTTTAGAGAAATTCCTTTAAGTGTGAATATCTTTTCTTTAAGTCAAAATCGGCGATCAGCTAATAGAATCAGTACGTGTTTTTATATATTATTCCATTTGAAAATTTAGACCAATTTATTTTAAAATTTGGATTCATTTATTTAGCCACCAAATTGAACGTGCTGTCGTCTATAGATGCTACACGATGGAAACTAGTTTTTTATAAAATTAAATTAAATTTTACGACGGTAAAAGTGTTTTCCATCGGACAAATCCTTACGATGGGTCACGTCGGGGGGGAAAAAGTTTTTTAAAAAGTGTATATTTTTACGATGGTAATCCATCGGTGGGGGAAGAGGGGGAAAAACATAGGCATTTAAAAAAAAGTCCTCTTTGTACCATTCTAGGAGGACTTTTCGTTTTTAGCCCTTTTTTTTCCCCCTTTCCCCCCTTCTTCCCCCTTCGACGCTATTCCATCATACTTTTCTATTGTACCTTTTTTTATTTTTCCCCCTCCGTTGGTATCCATCCTTTACCATCTATCTATTATTATTATTTGTTTATTATTTGTTGAAGAAAAAAAAGATTATTATATAATACATTAAGCCACAAAGAAAAGAAACGATTTATTCTTTATTATCATCCATACAAAAACAAAACAAAAAAGTCAAATTCACTGAAATCTGCCGTAAAGTTCCAATAATTTCTTCGACGTAAAACCATCGTAAAAAAACAATGATTACAAATAAATTATATATTCTATGATGCTACATTTTAGATCCTGATGTTGTATCCAGCCTTTTTATGCCAAACACATGGATTTAAAAACTATTAAAAAAATATCTAATAAAGTATTTAAAAAAGGTTTAAAGAATTAATATCTTATTATAGTATATATAGATGCCAAGAACTTTAAATTTGACAGCTGAAGAAAAAATCCAAAGAAAGAAAGACCAAGACAAAGCAAGATCCAAACGCTTTTATGATCGAGAGAAAGCAAAAATATCAGCTAGTAGAAAAATCGCAAGAAGCAAGTGTCAAAAGCTCCTACAGGCACTCGGTATGGACGAAATAAATCTAGAAACAAACAAACAATCTGTCAATGCAATTGCAACAGAAATTAAGGAACATATTATAGAAGAAGAGGCGCTAGCCAATCCACAACCACAAGTACAACCACAAATAGAAGAAAAACCGTATGATAAGAAGGCTCACAACGGGCATATAAGAACAGTAGCTAGAATATTAGGTCGTGATGTGGGTGGCTCTGGTTGGGATAAAGCTTTTGTAAAATTTAATGATGTCATAAAAAAAATTGAATCAGCGAGAAAAACGTCAAAAAATAAGGAAGGAAATTATGATTTGTATGCTGATAATAGTAAAAAGGGATATTACCAAGCTATATTAACAGAAGTTGATCAGGTAAAATATACAAAGGATGGTAAAAGAATACTTCTTAGTCCAAAGGCAAGAGAAGCCTACGACGATATGTTGACTGAGGGTAAATATAACTCATTTATGAGAAGTAAAGAAAAGAGAGAAACTGAAGAAGTCATGGATTTTGATGAATATATTGAAAAGATTGCAAACAAATTTGGAAAAGACTCATCAGAAGCTCTTATCGCCGCCATTTATAAATTTCATCTTTTTCGTGATAATTTGGTGTTGAAAATTTTACCAAAGCAAATAAAAGATGAAAGTCAAAATTATATTATAGTTCCTGAATTGAAAACTAGTAATATAACAATAATCAATAATGATTATAAAACAAGTAAAAAATATGGACAAAAAATTATTTCAATTCCACAAGCATTGAGTAAGCATATTAGAAAGTATATGAATGATAATAAACTTACATATAATGATTATTTATTTGGAGAATCAAAACTATCAGGCGATATTATCAAATTCAATAAAAAGGCAGGGTTAGATATTGGTGTAAATAAATTTAGAAAAATGAGAATTTCTCCGGTATTAAATAATCCAACAGTAACAGTAAAAGAAAGGATAAAGCTAGGTAAGGAAGCTGGACATTCACCAATAACAGCTATGCTATCCTACCAACATACAGTAAAACCAAAAGAGACACAACCAATAATAAATGCGATCGAAAAACCTAAAACTAAAACAAAAGCCACAAAAGAAAAGAAAACCAAAACTTTAGAAGTTTGAAAAAAGATTTAAAGAAAGTATTTAAAAAACGTTTAAAGAAATATTATATTATATATTAGTATAATATGTCTGATATTAAAAAAGAACTTTCACAAGCTGAACGAAGAAAACTATATAAGAAAGAATATAATAAACTATATTACCATTTCATTAAAGACAATGATGAAGAAGCACACAAAAAACGTATTGACCGTGCTAATGAACTAGCATTAAAACGATATTACGCAAAAAAAGAGGCTAAATCAATTGAACGTATGGAAACTCCTGAAGAAATTAAACCAAAACGCAAAACAAGAAAAACCAATATTTCAGTCAAAATTAATTAAATTTTATGTACATTCTATTTATTATTTAATAATGTTAAAACTAACATTATTAAATATAACCATTTTATAAATCTAAACTATTATTTTTACTTGTTTCTTCTTCTTCGCGTTCTTTAAATTGGAATCCTTTATAATATGGATATCCTTTTATTTTTACAGTCGAACCAATTAAATCATCCATTGCATCATATAAATCTGATTTTTTCATTAATGTTAAATCATTATCATCACAATAATCTTTATATTTTGGATATAATTCTGATTTTAATATTTTACTTGTTTCACATGGTTCAATTTCATCATTAAACCAAGCATCAATAGATGCTTTTGAATCAAGATATTTATTTTCTTCTTTCATAATGTCCGCTGGTGGATTAAAATTATTATCTTGATAGTATTCCATCGCACCTTCAACACACCACGAAAAGAATTCATTAATATACTTTTCTTTAGTCAATGTTTTCAATAGTTTTGTATCTTTCAAGTATTCATTTTCTTTTGTTGGATTTTCGCAGAATTTAGCGTTAAAAGGTACGAACTTAACACGTCGTCGCATTCCTTTATCTTGTGCGTTAATCTCAGGTTTATGATTGGTACATAAAATGAGCTTACATATCAAAGAAAATGTAATTGGATCACGATACAAGCCACGAGCGGTTATTTTATCTTCGCCCGTGATGCGTTTAATCAAGTCATCGTTCAAACTATCTTTTGAAGCTGTTTCAGAATAAGTAATCAAACGAGCATTTTTAATGTCAAGTGTCTCAACTCCTGCTGACTTATTGCTTTTGACAAATATTTCTTTACTAGCTGGTTTATATGCCTTATCAAGTATTTTATCAAGGAGATTCAACAAAAGTGATTTACCATTTGAACCACGTCCCCAAAATATAAAAAACGATTGTGCGTTTGTTTCTCCTGTCAATGAGTAGCCCAATATTTTTTGTAAATATTTGATATTGTCTTTATTATCGCACATGATAGAAGAAATAAAATGTTTCATAGTTTTACTTTTGTTTTCTGATGGTTCAACGTTACAACAATAAGTAAAATAATCTGTTTCTTTCCTAAACCGTGTAGTGCCATCTCTTAAATCAATGACTTGATTATTTTTAATTGGTAAAAGATAAGGATAAGCCCGATCCAACTTGTCAATAAATGTATCATCTTGAATTTCACTCAGATAATAATTATAAACATCCGATAAATATTTAAAGCTTGTTTGCTTCTTTATGATGGATGTTAGATTTTGTAGTTGGTTCTGGTCTTTGTATTCTTTATTCATTAAAAATCTGTCTTGTTGAGCTTTCATAAAAGCTGACATAGTAGAAATAATGAAATTCTTGTCTTTTTCTATCCATAGTGCCTCATCTGATTCATAGTAGTAAATATACTTTTTTGTATATTTAAAGAAGCCATTATGTTTAGCATTGAATAAAAAAGCTAGTGTTTGTTGTGTCTCGCACGATTCAAGGAAGTATTCAATATCAATATTATTTTGCATTCTATATATTATAATATAGATAATATTTTTCTAAATGATTTTTTTTAAACCTTTTTTAAATATTTAAAAATATTTCTTTAAGTGATTTTTTTAAACCTTTTAATTTGTCAAAAGGCTCAGTAAAAGGTTGTCAAGATTTTCATAAGGGTCTATTTTAGGCGGTTCGTTCATTACTATAGGCGGTTCAACGGGTTTAGCTGGTAATTCTTCATTTATTTTAGTTAATGAGTTTTCGTCGTTAATCAAATTATTCTCATTATTATTCGCTACAGTTTCTAACGGTGTTAATATATTTTGTGTTTTATCTCCTTCATTTTGTGGCGTGCTAGATTCTGGCACATAAGATGACGATGGTTGATAAGTTGGTTGCATCACTGGCGGTTGAGTTATTGGAGGCGGTGGCGGTGCCGGTTCTATATAATTGTTAGTTCGTCGTTGTCTTTGTTCTTCGCTTACTGTGTTCATATCGTGTTTTATCTTAGTAAATAAAATTGTCATTTCCCATACACAAGAATTAAGGTCTAGTATCTTCTGATTTTGCTCAGTTAATTTTATATAAAATTGCCTGATGCTTCCACTTTTAATTATATTTTTTCGTGTGAAGTCATTATTATTATAAATGAGGATACCTCCATAATTAACTGACAGAGGCACTTTACAAATAATATCATTGTTTGATTGTGACGTTGAACAACTATTACCACTATTTAATGATGACCGAATAAGGACTGAATGAACTGAAGCAAGATTACAAACACCATCGAAATAAGAACTGCTTGTTATTTGTCGAGAAGCAGTAATCCCGAATAATTGTTGAGTATAGTCACTAGCAGAATAAACAAAATTTACCGCAGTCACAGGGCTTTTTATTGTAATTAAAAATTTATTGAAAACGTCAGAATAAGATATAGTAAAATCAGTTTGTAGTCCGTTTAATGTAGTCATTAGTGAATCAACAGTATAATTACCCGATGGTATTGTAAGCGATACACTTCCTGTTGGAATTTTAGTATAAGAAAATATGTTGTTTTGTAAAGCTGTAGAAATATTATAAAAAGATAAAGGTATTTCAGCACTAATCACTTCTACTTGAAGCCATTCATCCTCAGCTATATCTACACTAAACGGAAGATTCACGATTAAATCAGCATTATTTGATACTTGGGTACATTCCTTTGACCGTATATTAAAATATAATTGTTCATCCATATTATTAAATTACTTTAGATTTTATTTTTATTCTTTTTCCTCTTTTTTATCATCGTTTTCTGCTTGTTCTTCCGTCTCTATCTCAAAGTTTCCTAAAGATGATTTAAACGCAAATTTTTTATAACAATGGCTATTTACAAATAATTTAAAAATTCTTTCAATTACTAAACAAAATAATAACACCATTTGAATTACTGAATCGTTTTCGACCATATATATTAAATTTAGAAATTAAATTTTAAAAATCTCTAGAAAAATTAATTTCTACGGTAATTTATATATGAATACTCCGCAACCTATGAATATGCGAGACGGAACTGTTGTTTCCGAAAAAATGGAACCTGTTGTTCCTAGCCTCGTCTGTCGTGACGTGAAATGCACCAAAAGAAGGTTCTCACCTTCAAATGGCGGGACATTTACTGCTAGTGGGTCAGAAATAAGAATTCCAATTTCTGGAAATTTTGTTTTAGACAATAAAAATGTGAATCTCAATTTTAATGTTCAAACTAGTGCCGCTGGTGCTATTGACTTCTCACCTGCAGGATTCTTTTCTCAGGTTCGTGTTGAAGCTGGGACGGGCTCTTCTATTGTTTTGGAATCTATTGATGATCCAGCGGTATGGGCTAATTTCCTTTATCAATATACATGGACTCATGAAGATATGGCAGTTCAATCATGCAAACAAAGAAGCTCTAGTAATCAACCAGGACCAGCAAGAATTGCAGTGACAGCACAAGCAGCAGCAGTAGGACCACCAGTAGTAGCAGCACAAGCAGCAATAGCAGCACAAGAAGCCGGACTATTGGATAAAACTGGTACTCCTTTAGCTGCAGGTACCGATATTGATGTTGCATTAGATTTATCATTATTTATGGGTATCTTTTCTGGTTCTTCTGGAATTCCGCTCTATGACACGGCTGGGCTCACTCTCGTACTAACTCTTAATACTGCGGCAAATGCTTATGCAATTACTGCTGCTGGTGCATCAACATTTCAAATTTCTAATGTATTTGTGACAGCTTCTTGCCTTGAAGGTGGAGAAAAATATGAAGCAAAATTAAGAGAGATGAAAAATAGCGGAAATAAAGAAATAAGTGTCATGTATAATACATGCCGTCGTTATATTCAATCACAAGCAGCAACAGGAGCACAAACACAAGGTAGCTATCTTATTAATGAGCGATCTAAAAGTTGTTTGGGCTTCATTGCTATTGCTAGAGATACAACTAATATTACAACAACCAACGCCTATTCTAATTCAAATAGTACTTTTCCAACTGTTGGTATTCCAGCACCTATTTTTCAATATAATATTGCTGGAATGTCATATCCTGTCGCTGGTTTTAATACAAAAGCAGAAGCAATTGATGAAGCATATGATCTATATTCTCAACTATCTAGACGTCTAAATTCTGGTGGATTGCTTTCACGTACTCAAGCTGGAGGTGGATTTGCAACTGCTATTACTGATGCTGCTTCACAACTTGCAGCTACAGCTGCTGCAACAGGACCAAGTCAAGTTCTTGCTATCAATCTTTCAAAATGCGGACCAAATGAATCATATTGGGGCAAAGGAATGAATATGAGTGGTAACAATCTTTCAACTTATCTACAAGTTCAATATGCACCATGGCAAGCACAAACTATTAATATTTACTCAGTTTTCCAAATGAAACTTCATATCGATGCACTAGGGAACATGACTACAGAGTTTTAGGGAAATATTAGAACAAGTATGTATAATAAGATATCATAGTATATTATAATAAATGGCACCAAAACTACTGATTATTCTAAATCTGTAACTTTTCTAGAATTTATAAATAAAGTATAAAAATTATTATCTAATTTATTATATATAGAATGGATCCAAATGATAATCAAATTGAAATACATAAATTAACTAAAGACATACTTGATAAACAAAAGAAACTAGAAGAACTACTTGGAAAAAAGCTCATTTATAAAAAAAATGGAACGGTTGATTATCGCTCTTTAAGAATGGATACAACAAACCAAGAAAAATTTAAAGAAATGAATAAAGAAAAAAGAGAAAAATTAAAAAAAGCAAAAATGGAAGAACTCGAACAAGCTTTAGATAGACAAATACAACGTACCTTAAATACTGTAATAGAACGCAAAAAAAAAGAAGTAGTAGAAAAAGAAGCGGTAAATTCAAGGGAATCAACCCCAGCACGTATAAGACCAAATTCTTTCTAAATTATTATTTCCTAATGCATTTATAATACATTAAGAAATATGGAAATTATAAAAAACGACCGTATAAAGTTAAAGTTAATAAAACAAAGTATCGACGATTTAGACCTAGATTTAGAAAAAATCGAAGAACCACTACCAAAAAAAAGTATGGCAATGTATATTATAGGAGCACCAGGAAGCGGAAAAACTAGTTTATTGTTGTCATTGCTTCTTTCAAAAACTGCTTATTTAAAAAAGTTTGATAAAGTATATTTAATGAGTGGTTCCCTACAAACTTTACCACCAGAACTAATAGCAAATTTACCACCAGATCAAGTATTTGACGAATATAATATTGATAGTATTTATGAAAAAGTAAAAGAAGAAAAAGATAGTACATTAAATCCAAATGTTTTATTTATTCTTGATGATGTAGTTAAAGATATTAGAGCTAAAACATTTAATAAACTAATTTTAAATAGACGACATATAATACAAAATGCAACCAATCCAAAAGTTAAAGCGGGTTGTTCCATATGGATTACATCACAAACTTATAATTTATTAGAACTTCAGATAAGAAAGAACATGAACACTATTATTTTATTCCCTACCGCAAATCGTAAAGAATTAGAATGTATTAAAAATGAATTAATGATGGATTTAGACGAGAAAGAACAGAACGCAATTTTAAAATATGCATGGTCTAAGCCGTATGGGTTCTTATTTATTCGTATGGATAAGCCTAAAGCATTAAAATATTATAGTAATTTTGATTTAATTAAATTATAGTCTAAAAATTAAAATCTATATTATAGTATATAATCATGTGCCGACTTTCCAATATGTACATTCTTGACCTTTTTGATAATGATGGTGGTGGTGGAATTACTTTTAATGTAGCGAACTCACTTCCTCAATTAATGAATAAACCATGTAAAATTGTTGTAAAGCAAGTTCAGGGTGAATTTGTTGATACAACAGCTCCTGCTATAACTGATGATAATTTTGTTTATTTTAGAGTAGTTCATAATATGAATATTCAGTCAGGTACTAATAAATCAGGTTTTAGTAATTCAAATATTTTATGCTTTTTTGATACTTATAAAGTAAGACTAGCACTTAAAAATGATGGTACTACAACTGGACATGCTGTTGGATCAACAGAAACTGAATGTACTCTATATGCACCGAATGGATTACCAGCAATCTTAAATTTAAATCGTTGGGGATCTGATAATACAAATCCACCTTCTAATGATAGAAATGTTGATACAGCTCAATTAGCATGGTCTCTCCGTCTTGAGATTACTGTAAACCCCGATGACAAAGAATAAATAAAAGTATAATTTAAATTATATTATCTAGCATATATATAATATGATTCAAAGATCAAGAGTTACAAAACCAATTCATAAAGAAATAGTCACCAACCCTAAACCAAACAAAAAAGTGAAGCTACTGAACGAGTTTGTAGGCGGTAACAAACTCACAAATAAATTAGTCAATGAAAACAACATCGTAATCAACATGCCAGTTCCAGTTGTTAAAAAGAAAAGAAAGAAGAAACCAAAAATATCTGATGAAGCCAAAAAGAACTTTCAACAAACACTTAGTGAATTTAGGAATGGAAATTTCATAGAACCACTTGATTTACCAGACATTTCTACTATTAAAACAAGTGATGATTTAAATAATTTTACAAATATGTTGAGATTAACAATGGGGAAAGCACCACTACCAATAAAAGGAAAACCAAGTTTGTCAATAATGGATGGTGAAGCGAAACCACTAGCACCACCGCCATCACGTGGATCATCGTCAATGGATATGCCACCTCCAGCTATTCAACCTTCTTCTTATACGGGAACTATTGGAAATGCATTTACTAATATTGTACCAACTAATGCGACACAAACACAACTATCACCACCACCAGCAGCAGCTCCATCAGCACCAGCACTACCAGCTCCAGCACCCGCACCATCATCAGCACCAACACAAAGTGAAAATTTATTTTATAAAGTATTGTTTCAGAATATTGAACCTATTGTTAATAAAAAGAATAGCGATGAACCTTATTTTGTTGAATTTAATAAAGCTTTTAAAAGTTATAATAAAGATTCAGCACTATATAACTCTATTTTTATAACGAATCAACCATCCGCTAAAAACGCACTTTTAAAATATGTTGATGAAAATTATAACAACAATGATACTAAAACTAAAATAACCATATTACAAGAATATTTACGCACATACATGGAATTAAAATTTTGGTGGTTTAAACAATCTCAAACAGGAGAAGCATCAAAAGTAGATTTAACAAACGAGCAAATAATACAACCATTCTTAGAAATAGAAGATAAAACACAAGAAGAATTAGAAATATTAGTTACTAGACCAATTGAAGAAATATTACAAGAATATGAAAATATTTATACAAATCCAGATACATTTTATACAACCTTTTACAAAAATGGTGTTTATACTGAAATACAAAATAGACCATCGAAAATAGAATTACAAAATATTATAAGAATTGTGAATCCGTCGTATCCTTTAGGTCAAAAAACAAAAAAAGAAGGTTCTTCAACAAAAACTGAATTAAATAAACCCGAATTAGCAATAATATTTAAAGATGAATATACCAAATCAAAAACGGAAGTAAGTGATACAAATACAGATACAGATACAGATAAAAAGGAACTTAATGACTTTTATAAAAAATACTTTCCAGGAGGAACTTTTAATAGTAATGAAAGCGACTTACCAAGGCAGAAACTCATGGATATGACAGATTTAGTTAATTCATATAACAATTCTACTACTACAACTTATAATAGATTATCATATCCTAAACTAGTTAAACGATTTCAAAAGGATTATTTAGCATGGATTAAAAAAGAACCAATTTGTGTTATAAGCGAAAGACACGCTGATACAGAAGTTTGTTATCCAGCATCTATTTATACCGATTATCTTAACCAATTAATAACAAATAATAAAATAATTGAACTAGATTTGATTTATGAAAAGGCTACATCAATTACGCCATCACCAACTTTAGATAATGAAATTAAAATACAAGAAATAATAGCATCGTCGTATAGACCAGACAAAGCTAATGTTATTGATAATGATTTTTATGTATGGTTACAAGAACAAACACCACCGAATCCACCAATTAATCCTAATCCGCCACCACCACCAATACCAACACCAACACCAAATACTGATGATTCAACTAATTTAGATTCAACTGACCAAAATCCTGATTTATCTACTAATCCAAATAAAAAAGTTATATCCGAAGAAGATAAAGCAATACTTGAAAGATATAAAAACGATTATTCAATTGAAAATACTGAAGAATTACAAAATTTATATATGAAATATTATGGTACTTTTTATAATCCTAGATTTGGAAGAGACTACCCACCGTTAATGGCTTGGAAAAATATTCAAAGTGATTTAATTTTTTCTTTATTACATAATGGAAAAGAAGATATTAGTTTTTATAATGACTACCAAAATGAAATAACAAATGCGGATTTTACTATACAAGATAATGAAGCATTAATTGATAAATATTATAAAGCATTCTTAATTTTTGTAAGAGATAATAATATTTCTATTGGAGAAATTGACAATATTGATACACCACAAGAAAAATTAGATATATTAATTGAGTATATGTTTTTTTATCAATATAGTACAACAAAAACAGAACCAACAGAAAAAGTAGTATCACCATTATTACTAAAATATTATAAATATTTGAATTTTTTATCAACTAATTCAGATGATGTAGCATTAAGAGCAGAATACGAAACAGCAACACACGATAGATTTGATTATGTAGGGCGACCGAATAGTTTTTTAATAGAAAAAATAAAAAAAAGTAATTATATACCAACTATTGAAGAAAGTCCATTATTTTTTACATGGCTTGAAACAAATAATGGAGCTGAAGATACTTTTACGGAAGAACAAACACCAAAATCACAAACAAATGAAAATCAAGTTAATTTAGCGTATAAAATAACAAATGTTTCTTACGACGATGAAGATAAACCAAGGCGGATAGACCAATTAATGTTATTAAATAATTACACGAGTAGAAATGTTTCAGTTTATCAAGACGGAACAACTATTTATTTCTGTTCTACCGGCTCTCGTGTTGAATTATCATCTCAAGCCGCCCAAGATTGGTTGCAGTCTAATATTGCTATTTTAATGGGAATAACAACCGCTAATTTATCTGGTAGATTTGTTGAAGAAAAAAGAATATTAGATGAACTTGTATCGACATTACGACCAACAATAATTATATTCTGCGGCCACTCGTTGGGGGCACGTCTCAGTAACGAACTATTTACTTATTCTATTGAAAGCAAAAGAAATGTTTATCAACCTTTTTCTATAACATTTAATGCGGGTAGTGTTATTCATACTTCTTTTACTGATAAATATAATAATGAATATTTACAACATCGTGTTTTACAATTTCATGCAAACTATGATCCATTGAGTGCTACAAATACAATAGGGACAGTCGTTAATGTGCCATTTACTGGTTCGTATCCTCATTCGATGACCAATTTTGAAAATGTTGATTATAGTCTTTATAAAAATTTCGTTTCAGAAGGTTTAACATTTACTGAAACTATAAACCCTTCATACGTAGTTCCTGAACCTATAGTAGCACCAAAACTAGAAAAAGAAACAAAATTAATGGAATTAATAAGAAAAATGTACGAATTAGAACCAGATAAAAGATATAATAATAAAACTGACCAATATATTAAGGCTGGTACATATTATGATGAAAATAGAGAATATTTTAGTACTGCAGATATTGAGCCATTCTTCAAAAAATATACTATTAACGATCAGGAATTTAATTTTTTTATGAGAATATTTTTAACTTTTAAAAGAAATCCAACTGTAATTGATGCTAGTCAAGCAGAATTAAGACCTCGTCCAGTAGTTGAAGTTGATCCAACATCAAATGATGATAAAAACCTTAAACTAATGAATTATTTTAATGAATTATGGGAAATGAATAGAGATGATGATTATGAAAAAACTGAAACATTTACAAAAACATTAGCATATTATGAAAGAAATAAAGCATATTTTACTCCATTAGATAGAAATGCAGAAAAACAACCAATGATTTTCAATTATTTAGTACATCATGAAACAATCCGCCCTATTGAAAATTTTAATAGATATCCATTTTTTATGAGTTTATTTGATAGATTTAGTGGAGATAGACGCTCGATAGAACCAGAAACAAATGAAAAAGAACAAAAACTTTTAAATTTATTAGGTCAATTATTTGAATTAGATGTAAATGAAAGATACAATCAAGAAACAGAACAATATATTAATGCGGCTATTTATTTTAATGACAATAAAGAATATTTTAATAGTATAGATAAAGAAACATTTATTGAAAAAAATACAACACCTGGCGAACAATTTAATTTTTATATGCAGATGATTATGGACTTTAATAGAAGACCAAGACCAACTATAACAGAACCAATATTTAAAGAAGATAAACCAGGAACAATTTATATACCTTCTACTTTTTAAGTTTACCAAATACTAAAGATAAATTAGGATTAACTACTTTTGTAATATATTCTGTTTTTATAAATTTAGTTTTAGGAACAATACGGATTCTAAAACTTGATTCAGTTTCTCTTACAAATGTTTTTTGATTTTCCTCGGGAAACATGTGGTGTACTTCTTTTAATGCTTGTTCTTTTGTTTTATAATATGGTTTCTTTCCTATTACAGCGTGTAAAACTAATGTCATATAATTTAATCTAGATATTATTTAATTCTAATATTTCAAGTCTTTTTATTAAACTATCAATTAATATTTGTTGTTTATCAATTAATATTTGCTGATTATCAATTAATATTTGTTGTTTCTCAACTTTTTCATTTAATTCTTGAATTGCTCCGGTCAAAAGTGGTGTAAAACTCGAATAATCTAACATTTGAAAATTTTCAGGATCATCTTTAGTTCCACTAACGGCAGATGGTAGAATATCTTCAACTTCATGGGCTATAAAACCTTCACTTATTCTAAAGTCATTTTCTTCAACATTTTTGATGTATCTATAATTTTTAGGTTTTAATTTTAAAAGTCTTTCTAAAGGATTAGGTATGTCAATAATATCTTGTTTTAATCTATAATCAGATGTTTGATTGAAACGAACTTCACTTGCTGAAAACATGCTTATTGAACCAATTACTCCTCCTGAATTACTGAATTTAGAAAATAAATAACCTGATGTAAATCCTGCTTTTTGACATTGAAATGTAAAATCTGTATAAAATTCTCTATTACTCCATCTTGTTCCCCATGCGGCACCAGAAATATTATTTACGTTAAAATCTGTATCGCCGTTGGTTTGTGTTCTAAAAAAACCATATTTGGCGATTGTTGATAATGTGTTAGATGGATGAACTACTGCTATATATTGGGATATTATATCTATTTCACCTATAGACGCATTAGCAAATAAATTTGTCATTTCTATTTTATTTCTGTATGTGTTCAATAATATAGCTTCAATGGTTGTTACTTTAGCTAATGGACCAACTATTGACCCTGATGTCTGTATTATAGCGGTTGATGTTATATTCCCCGAAGCAGTGAGTGTTTTACCAGCTATATCTCCAGTGTTTAAAATTGAAGCTTGAAAAATCCCTGATGCGTCAAACCATTTCCAAGACCAGTCAGTATTAATAATTGTATTAGTAAAATCAGTATATAGAAGTTTTCCAACAACATTATTTATTTGCATTTGAAAATTACCATCAGATAGTGGTTTAATAAACATATATTTTGAAGTTAACGATAAAGATTCTGTTAAATACGGAAAACCCACAAAATGAGCTTTTAAATCTATTGATCCATTCGTTCCATTAATAAATTGATTATCCATCATGATTGAATTTTTAGTAGCTGTTCCTGTTGAAGCTGTTATTAAATCTGAAATAAATGATGATGAAGCAGTAATTGTTGTGCCGTTAATAGCACCACCACTAATTGTTCCAATTGTATTAAAATTTCCTGTTGTTCCGTCAATACTCCAAACATTTGCACCAGTTATAGTATTAAAAACTCCTATATTATTAGATGTATTATAATATAAAAATATTGTTCCACTTGTTATTCCAAATATTTGTAATCTATTTCCAGATGTTGTTATAGGGTTTAATAAAATATTCGTTAGTGATGATGTATTTCTTAAACTTAATATTCCATTTGCATTAATAGCACCACCATCAATTGTTCCAGTCGTTGTTATAGTTTTACTTCCAAGTGCTAAATTAAAGTCAGATGTTAAAGTCAATGTTGACCAATTAGTACTAAATACTTTACTAGCTATATCATTTATTTGTATTTCAAAATTACCATCAGATAGTGGTTTAATAAACATGTATTTCGATAATATCGATAAGGTCTGTTGTGGATTTCCAAAACCAATATAAGATGCTATAATATCAAGAGATGAGTTGTCAGTATCTATAAACTCATTAGATAGTGCTATTTTTGTTGGATATGAACCAGTTGTTTCACTTGATGTGATATTATTTACATTTAAAAAACCTGTTGGTTGCATATTTATACTTTTAGCATATATTATACCATTAGAACTAATATCAAGACAGCTAATAGTTCCAGTTGTTGAAATTGGTCCACTTCCAGCAGTTAATGAAGAACCTGTTATAGCACCACCATCAATTGTACCAGTTGTTGAAATTGGTCCACTTCCAGCAGTTAATGAAGAACCTGTTATAGCACCACCATCAATTGGACCTGTTGTTGAAATTGGTCCACTTCCAGCAGTTAAAGAACCAGATATAGCTCCACCACTAATAATTCCACCTGTTGTTGAAATTGGTCCAGTTCCAGCAGATATTGAAGTACCAGTTATAAGACCACCAGTAATTTTTCCACTTGTTGAAAATCCTGCTATATTTCCAGATATCATACTCCAATATCCAGTCAATGATACAAAAATTAGATGAACGTAAGATCCTTTGACCATAGAGGCACTATAATATAGAGTTCCAAATGGTGACAAAATAGGCGATGTTATAGAAGACAACGTAACAGTATAAAAACTGTCTTGACATGTAATATAGTATTCTTGACCATTAATTGGACTAGATGGCAGAGTACATGTAATATTCATCGAGTTACCATATAATACGACAACATGGTTGTTTAGTCCAAGAGTAACGGATATTTGATACATGGTTGTACTCTTTTGTCGTCCGCCACTAGTGGTAAGACGGGTGGCAGTTATAGCTCCGCAACTAATATTTCCAGATGTTGAAATTGGACCACTTCCAACACTTAATGAAGAAAAGGTAGCCTCCCCAATTCCTGTTATTTTCCATTGTGATGTAGCTCCATCAATTACTCCTAATTCATTTGAAATATTATAATATAAATATTTTGTTCCTGCTGCTGTTCCATATATTTGTAATCTATTACCTGATGTTGTTAAACTATCTAAAATAATCGCATTTTGATTTGAGATATTATTTAAATTCCATATAAATTGAGATGATATTTTAGTTGTCGCCCAATCACTTATTAAAATTTTATTTGCTATATTATTCATTAACATTTCAAAATCACCAGTTGATAAAGGTTTTATAAACATGTATTTACTCGCAGTTGATAAAGTTTGAATTGGTGAAGCAAATCCAATATAAGTTGCTACAATGTCAAGAGATGAACTATTAGTATCTATAAATTCATTAGATAGTGCTATTTTTGTTTGATATGAACCACTCGCAACACTTGACGTTATATTATTAACATTTAAATACCCAGTAGATGTTAAATTTACATCATTCGCAAATATTATTCCCGTAGAAGAAATATCAACTCCACTAATAGTTCCAGTAGATGTAATATTACCACTATTAATTGCATTACTACCTAATGCAATTCCATTATTAAAAGTTATATCGCCACCTGAATATGAACTTATTATATTTGATGTTAAAATATTATGACATATTACGTCACCAAATCCGTTAAAATTACTTAATATTGTTAAATCACCTGTAGCACCTGATAACATTATTTTAACTGGTGCTATACCATCTCCCAAATAATATAGGTTACCCACTGAATCAAAAAACCATCCTAGCCCGTCTATTTCATCTTCTGTATAAATAGCAACTATTTGACTCCCTGAACCCGCTGGTTCATTAGGATAAAAAATTATTCTTCCGACATTTGCCGTTGTGTTGAAATTTACATCACTATTTGTTATTAGATTATTTAAAAATCGTTTTATTCCGTGTATATCTTGATTACTCGAAATATCAACAAACTGAGAAAATCCAGAACGTGGATTAATTACACGATTTTCTCCTAATTCGTTAAATATAGTACGACTCATTATTATATTAGTATAGAAAAAAAATACTCTAAAAATAATTATTTTAATCGTTTAATAAACATCTAGAAATATTTTCTCATTATAATTATATCATGTCTAAGAAAACTAAAGTAATTGAAATGCCAGTTGAAACTATTGACCTAGTCGCCGAACCACCAATGAAACAAAAGAGAGCAAAGAAAATAGCTCCAGTTCTTGAAGCAGTTACTGAGCCAGTAGTTGAAGCACTTATGGATATTAAACCAAAAACAAAAGGACGTAAAGTAAAAACCCCAGTTCCTGAAGAACTAGAATTAAATAGAAACTATGAGACTGTAGATTATGCCCAGCCAGCAAAAGCAACAAAGAAAAGCAATTGTTGGATAGATCACATCAAAAAGTTTGCTCTTGAAAATGGAATCACCTATAATAAAGCGATGCTAGATCCTCGACTTAAAGAATCCTATGTTAAATCATCTGGTTCTAAGGGCAAGGTGAATCTAAATTAATATCTAGTTTATATTATAGCATACAGTGTAAATTTTAGACACTAAATGATGCCCAGCATTATGTTATCAGTTCAACTACTATTTATAGTTTTATGAAATTCCAAATCGCTTCATAAATGCTTGATGATTTTCATCTAAGGTTTTATAATCCCCCCAAAGTAAAAACCTCGACGCACTTCCACTATTAACTTTAGTCCAATCTTCATTTACTTTATGCCTCTTAATGTAGTTTTCACGTTTGATTTTATCACCATGATCTATATAAGCCGACCCGTTTTTTTGTCCAAAATGTATAGTTTTACCTTTATAGACTAGCATATATCTTTTATCTTGTCTTGTTGATGGTTTAATTATCATTATATGTATTTAGAAATTTATTTTTATAGATTTCTAAATTCTAATTCATTTGCGCTCTATATTCTTGCGCCTTCGTTTTATTATCGTGATATATCTTTTTTAATCGTTCTTTATTATCTTGATAATATTGTTTATATTTTGCTTTATGTTCTTCATAATAACTTTTATGATACTTTAATGCCTCAGGTGATTTATAATAGTCTTTATATTTTTGTTTATATTCTTCTAGTTTATCTTTATTAGTTAAACACCATAATTTATAATATTTATAAAGTTTTTCTTTGTTCTTCTGTTTATATTTAACTTGATAAAGCTTTTTATCTTCTGATGTTAAATATGAACGGTTTTTATTGAGCAAGGGCTTTATTTCATCCATTACTCTGTCTTCTTCTATTAGCAGTGCGTATTTAGTAAAGCACGGATAGTTTTTATATATGCTACATGTGAAACCATCCCAGCCTCCATTTTTTCTTATAATCTCATATAGTTGTTGATTATATAAATTTGACTTTGGATTATTACAATTAAATCTATGTACGTTAGTGCGTGTGGTAAAGTTCGTTGTGCTTCCTACATAAAGTAATTCAGGTATGGTTTTATGTTGAATTGTGTATATTACAGAGTTGAGATAGTGTTTTTCAGATGGTGGCATTTTTTTATTATATATATTAAGTTAGAAAATGATTATTTTTTCTAGACTATTTTTTTACAATAAAAACAATTCGTTTAAAATCTTGATTTGAACTTTGTAAATTCATAATAAGTAAGGTGCTTATTTGGAAGTAGCTTGAATGGTACTGAGTCTGATTCTTCTTCACTTGATAAAATAAAAATATCGTTTTGGATATTGCATATACAAAGCTCACAAATATATAGGTTAGTTAGATATCTACCAGTTTGTACATCCTTACTTTCCCTTGTGTAGTATGAAAAAGAAGTTACTGATGGGCTTGTTGTTAAACATAAATTGCATATTTCAATCATGGTTATTATTAATTTTACTAGATATTTTATTTATTCTCCTATTAACATTAAACTCATAGCACTATAATTGTGTAAATCGATGAGAGTATCCCTTAAGCTTTCATTATTTAATAAAGTGATCCCATTATTTGTAATTGACATAGCTCGTTGAACTTTTTCGTTAATGCGAATTAATACGCCGATAGTTCCATAAGCTGCGAATGCGTCTGAATAATCAACATTTTTCTTTTTAAATAGCTCAAGTGCTTCAGCTTGTATTGTTTTCATTTGATGTACTCTATTTTCTGTATTCATTATATTTATTCTAGATATTTTTATTTAATATCCGCCCGAAATGTGTTTGGCATAAAAAGGCTGGATACAACATCAGGATCTAAAATGTAGCATCATAGAATATATAATTTATTTGTAATCATTGTTTTTTTACGATGGTTTTACGTCGAAGAAATTATTGGAACTTTACGGCAGATTTCAGTGAATTTGACTTTTTTGTTTTGTTTTTGTATGGATGATAATAAAGAATAAATCGTTTCTTTTCTTTGTGGCTTAATGTATTATATAATAATCTTTTTTTTCTTCAACAAATAATAAACAAATAATAATAATAGATAGATGGTAAAGGATGGATACCAACGGAGGGGGAAAAATAAAAAAAGGTACAATAGAAAAGTATGATGGAATAGCGTCGAAGGGGGAAGAAGGGGGGAAAGGGGGAAAAAAAAGGGCTAAAAACGAAAAGTCCTCCTAGAATGGTACAAAGAGGACTTTTTTTTAAATGCCTATGTTTTTCCCCCTCTTCCCCCACCGATGGATTACCATCGTAAAAATATACACTTTTTAAAAAACTTTTTCCCCCCCGACGTGACCCATCGTAAGGATTTGTCCGATGGAAAACACTTTTACCGTCGTAAAATTTAATTTAATTTTATAAAAAACTAGTTTCCATCGTGTAGCATCTATAGACGACAGCACGTTCAATTTGGTGGCTAAATAAATGAATCCAAATTTTAAAATAAATTGGTCTAAATTTTCAAATGGAATAATATATAAAAACACGTACTGATTCTATTAGCTGATCGCCGATTTTGACTTAAAGAAAAGATATTCACACTTAAAGGAATTTCTCTAAAGAATATTTGGAACATTTATTTCTAGCCATTTTTGAAGTTACAAATATTTGGAACAATTTTTTCTAGCCATTTTTGAAGTTACAAATATTTATCATTTAATGATTCTATTAACTGATCTCCGATTTTGACTTAAAGAAAAGATATTCACACTTAAAGGAATTTCTCTAAAGACTTTAAGCGTGAGACAATTGTCTCACGCTTAAAACTGAATGAGGTAAAATTGATTATCCTTTAA